AAACTCAAGAAGATTTTGTCAAAAAATGGAATTAATTACTGAAAGAGACCTTGTTTTTAGAAAAGAAGATATAAATATGATGTCTTTTAGAGGTATAAACAAAGAATTAGGTCATAAAGGACAGAATTACAGTTTATTTAAGTATAAAGGTGGCGTAAATTGTCATCATTATTGGGAACTTAAGGTTTATAAGAAAAAAGTATCTGACAATAATTTAGTTAGTGAAAATGAAGCAATTAGTGATGGATTGAAAAAACCAAATAATCCAAGTGAAATATCAGTAAAACCAAAAGATATGCCTAACAGAGGACATCATCCAAATTATAAAAAATGAAAGCATTATTTATTACATTAGAGGAGTTAAAAAGAAAGTCTATAATTGACGGTAATTTAGATACAGATAAATTAATACAATTTGTTGAAGTTGCACAAGATGTTTATATACAAACGCAATTGGGTACTAAACTATATGATCAACTACAAAGTGAAGTAATAAATAATAATTTAACAACAGCTAACTCAACATTATTAGATAATCATATAAAGAAAATGTTAATTTGGTTTAGTCAAGCTGAATATATGAAGTATGCAGCTTTCCAAATATCTAATGGAGGTGTATTTAAACATAGATCAGAAAACAGTGACTCTGCTACTTTAGAAGAAATAAATGATTTAATTGCTTCTACAAAAACTACAGCAGACTTTTACACGCAAAGATTTCTTGATTTTATGGATCAAAATACAGAAAGTTATCCTTTATATACAGCTGCTCAAGATGGTGGTATGTATCCAGAAAGAGATCAAAATATGACAGGATGGAATCTAAATTAACAAAGAAGAAAACATATAAACCTAAAAAAGAGAACGAAATAAAATTAAAAAGTTATATAGAAAAGAATAAAAATGTCATTCGGAACAATATATGAAGTAAGTAATTTTGGTAACACAAATGAAACGAATGGTTGGGGAAGCATTTATCCATTTGATGCAGATGGTTCTTTCTTAACGGCAGATACAACAAAAGAATTGGTAGATGACACAAGTATAACGGCAGATAAAACAGTATATTAAAAATTATAAATTATGGCAAAAACAGCAATAAACGTAGGTAGTTCAGCTAATGATGGCACTGGTGATCCATTGAGAACTGCAATGCAATCGACAAACTCAAACTTTGATGAGATTTATACACTACTTGGTAATGGTTCTGCATTATCAATTAGTGGTGATGTAACAATGTCTGCTGGTGCAGTAACAATAGCAACAAGTGCTGTTGAAACTGCTATGATAAACGCAGACGCTGTTGACGGTACAAAAATAGCTGATGATAGTATAAATTCAGAACATTATGTAGATGGTTCTATTGACACTGCACACATTGCAGATGACCAAATTACTTATGCAAAACTTGGTGCAGAGTTTACTACTGCTGTTGCTTTAAGTGGAACAGAGGTAAACTGGGCAAGCGGTCAAGTATTTACTAAAACATTAAGCGGTGATACAACCTTAACATTTACAGGTGTACAAACTGGTATGCAAATCAATTTAGTAATAAGCGGTAATTATTCATTAACATTACCAACAAGTGTTAAAGAAATAACAGCAAACTATGTAGGTGCTGATGGAGAACAATTAATAAGTATTGTTTCAACAAATGGTGCAACAGAACAATTCGCAACAATTAATAAAGTAGTATAGATATGAAAGCAGTAAATAACGCAGGTGTAATAACTTTTTACCAATCAAAACCAAATTCATTTAGGTCATCAACAGGTTTACATTTTAATACACAAAATTGGAGTAATGATAAATTTAAAGAAAATGGTCTTTTTGATGTAATCATAGATGAGGATTATGATTCAAGAATACACGATTTAGGTGAAATATATTGGGACACAGAAGCTACAGTATTTAGAAAAGACAAATCTAATAAAACATTTAGTAAATCCTTAACAGAATTAAAAGAACAAGCGATTACCAATTTTAAATCAAGAGTTAATTCTGAACTAACTAAAACTGATTGGTATATAATTAGAAATATTGACAATGGAACAGAAGTGCCAAGCGATATTAGTGAAGCAAGAGAAGATTTAAGAAATACATCAGATACAGTTGAACTTGAAATCAATGCAATTACAACTAAAGCAGGTGTAATTACATACGATTTCCCAAATTTATAATAAATGGGTGTTAGCAAAAGATTAATTGGTGCAGGGGCAGCAGGTGGTGCTTTTGTAAATAACGAGAATTTTAGAGCTATTCTTTATACAGGTGATGACTCAACAGGTCGTAATATAACTGGTGTTGGATTTAAACCTGATTTTATTTGGATAAAACCAAGAAATCAAACTGAAAACCACAATATATACGACACCACAAGAGGTGCAAGAAAACAATTTATTCCAAATAGCACAGCAGCTTCATCAACACAAGGTAACACAGTTCAATCATTTGATGCTGATGGTTTTACTTTGAATGGTGATAATAATGTAAACAAAAGTGGAATAAATTATGTAGCTTGGTGTTGGAAAGCAGGAGGGGGTACTACAAGCAGTAATTCTGATGGAAGTATAACAAGCACAGTACAAGCAAACACAAATTCAGGATTTTCAATAGTTAAATGGACTGGTACTCAATCGAGTGCTACAGTTGGACACGGTTTAGGAATCGCACCAAAAATGGTAATTACAAAATCTATTAATACATCACAAGGTTGGCCGACTTTAGTTAGGTCAAGTTCTACAACCTTTGGAGGTTTACGATTAAATGAAGATGGTGCTAATAATAGTGGTAATGGTAATACTTTTTTTCAAAATACTGCACCAACAACAAGTGTTTTTACATTAGGTGCAAGTGATGAAAGCAATCCAAGTGGAAGTGAAGTTATTGCATATTGTTTTGCAGATGTTTCAGGTTTTCAAAAAATAGATACATATTCAGGTACAGGTGCGGCAGGTAATTTTATAGAAACAGGATTTGAACCTGCTTTTTTAATGATAAAAAGAACTAATAGTACAGGTGGTTGGTTAATGTTTGATAACAAAAGAAACACTACAAACCCAAGAAATTCAAGGTTAGAAGCTAACAATACTGGTGCTGAACAAACAGGGAGTACAAGTAAATTTGTAAATTTTCTTTCTAATGGTTTTGAACCACAGGTTTCTGATAGCGAAATTAACGCTTCAAGTAGCACTTATCTTTATTGGGCTGTCGCTGCAAATCCAGATGAAACAACACCAACACTTGCAAGTAGTTTTAATATAGAAACTTATACAGGTACAGGTGGAAACAGAAGTATTACAGGATTAGGATTTGGACCTGGCTTTATATGGTTAAAAAATAGAGATCAAGGTGGTTATGCACCTAGAATTTTTGATATAGTAAGAGGTGCAACAGAGAGGTTGCAATCTTCAACTACTGCTACAGAATCGACTGATTCAACATCTTTAACATCTTTTGATGCAGATGGGTTTTCTTTAGGTAGTGATAATTATGTTAACAATAGTGGTGATGATTTTGTAGCTTGGGCTTTTAAAGCTGATGACAATGAACCTACAATAAACACAAATGGTACTATAACTTCAATAACAAGTGTAAACGCAAACGCTGGATTTAGTATAGTTAAATATGTAGGTACAGGTAGTAATGCTACTGTAGGTCACGGATTATCTGCTACACCTGAATTAATATTAATTAAAAATTTAGACGACACAACAAATTGGAATGCTTGGACTCCAGCATCAGGAGTTACTAATTTTATTTCTTTAAATTTAGATACAGAAATGAGAACAACTTCAGGTACATCAGGGTTTAGTAGTGGAGTTCCAACATCAACGTTAGTAAATTTAGATGGTAGTTCTTGGAGTAATCAATCAGGAAGCGAACACATAATGTATTGTTTTCATTCAATAAGTGGTTATAGTAAAGTTGGTACTTATACTGGTTCAACGTCAGGAGTTACAATAACTACAGGTTTTAAACCTGACTTTATATTTGTTAAATCAACAAGCAACGTTGAAAATTGGGCAATACTAGATACTAGGAGAGGTAATTTTAAAGTAATTAAACCAAATACAAATGATGCAGAAAGTGATAGTACTTTAAATACTTTTACAGTTACAAGCACAGGGTTTTCATTTCCACATCAAGATACTGCTGATGCAATGTTAAATGAAAATGGTTACCAATATATTTATATGGCAGTAGCTAAAAATGTACCAAGTAATACTACACTTGCTAATAGCTTTAAAATTGTAGAATATAGTGGTTCATCTTCATCACAAGATATTACTATTGGATTTAAACCTGATTTAGTATGGGCAAAAGCATTAGATGTTAGTCACCATTGGGGTGCTGCTGATAGCATTACAGGAACAGGTAAAACATTAATGTTAAATGAGGCAAATGCACAAGCTTCAGGAAGTGTGGGTATTGAAGAATTTGGTGATACTACAATTAAAATTTTTGGTTCAGCATCTCAATTTAATTCTTCAGGAAGTGATTATGTCGCTTTTGCTTGGAAAGCAGGTAATACTTGGCAATCAAATGTTGATGGTAGCATACCAAGTACAGTAAACGCAAATACTGCAAATGGATTTAGTATTGTGAAATATACAGGAACTGGTGCAAATACAACAGTAGGGCATAGTTTAGGAGCTGCACCTGAAGTAATGATTATTAAAGATTTAGATAATACAAGAGATTGGGGAGTGTATCATATAGGAAACACAGGTTCAAGTGGTTATGCAAATCAAGAAAGATTAAAGCTAAACACAAATGATGCTACAACTACTTATGCACCATATTGGAATGGTACAACTCCAACATCAACTGTATTTAGTTTAGGGAATGAGGGTAATGTTAATACATCAGGTCAAGAATATATTGCTTATTGTTGGACACCAAAATCAGGGTTCAGCAAGTTTGGAAGCTACTCTGGTGGTTCAACAGGAAGTGGTAATGTTATTACAACAGGATTCCAACCTGACTGGATTATGATTAAAAGAACAGATACTGCAGATGATTGGACAATTATAGATAGCGTAAGGGGTGATGGTTCTAATAGTAAAAGATTAATAGCAAATAGTTCTGACGCAGAGAAAACTGCTACATCAATTTGGTTTCCTACTTCAACTGGGTTTTATTTTTCAGGAACTGGAGATTCATATAACGCGAGTGGTGGAACTTATGTATATATGACATTTAAAATGAATTAAAATGAATGGATTTGAACCAACAATATTAGGAATTAGTGTTTATATAATAACAATAGCAAAGATAAATGAGTATCTACAAGGACTTCTAATAATAGCCACGTTGGTTTATACAGTAATTAAAATAACACAATTATTAAAAAGATAAAATATGGTGAGAATATTTGAATGGTTAGCACAACAATTTAGAAACTTCAATAGTTGGTTTGTAGCTAAATGGAATAGTATAATTAGTAAATTATTGTTTAAGTAAATCTTAAACATAGTACGTCATTAAACACAGTATGTTAAAAACAATATTAAGAATACTTGGACTTAGTAAAAAAGATGATTTGAGTGGTTTAGGGTTAGAGATAAGAGAGCTTATTAAAGGTAAAGAGATTGATCCACAAAAATTAATTGAGTTACAAGCAGAGATAAATAAAATAGAAGCTCAACACAGAACAATATTTGTTGCAGGTTGGAGACCTTTTATAGGATGGGTTTGTGGTTTTGCTCTTGCTTATAATTTTGTACTAAGAGATTTACTTGTATGGTGGTTTGGTCCTGAAACAGCACCTCCTGCCTTACAGATGGAGCATTTAATTACTGTACTTGTTGGTATGTTAGGATTAGGTGGTTTAAGAAGTATAGATAAATATAATAATAAAACAAGTTAATATGTGTCCAT